ATACTAAAGAGTATATTGATTCCAATCGTGCCCTCGGTGAACTTGGACATCCAGATACACCATCACTAAATCTGGAACGTGTGTCACATAAGATTGTAAGTCTAGTAGAAGATGGTAATACTTTCAGAGGTAAAGCACTTGTATTGGACACACCATATGGACAGATCGTCAAGAGTTTTATTGATTCAGGTGTCAATCTTGGTGTATCTAGTCGTGCTATGGGTTCTGTTGTCATGACCAAAGAAGGTTACAATTTGGTACAAGATGACCTGCGCCTTGCTACAGCGGCAGACATCGTTGCTGATCCTTCTGCTCCTGGTGCCTTTGTTCAAGGTATTATGGAAAATAAAGAGTGGTTGTTTGTCGAAGGTCGTTTTGTTGAGGTGGATATCGACAATACTAAGAGACAAATTCGTGCTGCACCTTCTCGTCAGATAGAAGAAGTTGCGCTCAAACTGTTTGAAAATTACCTATCTAAACTTTAAAATTTATAAATAAGAAATCATAAGGAGATATCCAATGGCAACAAACAAACTCATGGAAGCCGCGGCCGAAATTCTTGCAGGAAGCAAGAAGTCTGCTCCTGGTATGCCAATGCAAAAACCCGAAGGTGCTACTACTGTAGACATGGGTGGTCCTACACCACAAGATTCTAAACCCGAAGGCGATTCGAATAAAATCGATGCAACCAAAGGTGCTAAGTCTGCAACTGCTCCTACAACCAAATCTTCTGCCGCATCGTCGGACACTCAGAACAAACCCGCTGGTGGCAAAACCACTATGCGTGAAGATGAAGAGCAAGATGAAGAATTGCTTGATGAAATAGAAGATGCAGATGCAATTGCTGAATTTAAAGCACGTATGAAAGAAGATGTCAATGCCTTATTTGGCGATGACCAAACTATTTCGGAAGACTTTAAATCAAAAGCAGCAACCATTTTTGAAGCACGTGTCATTGACCGTGTTACTCAAATTCAAGAAGATATGGAATCTCAATATGCCGGTATGCTTGAAGAGGCAGTTGAGACAATCAAATCTGATCTGACAACTAAGGTAGATGACTACTTGAACTACGTTGTAGAACAGTGGATGGAAGAAAACCAAATCGCTATCGAAAGCGGTCTGCGTTCTGAAATTACAGAAGATTTTATTGCTGGTCTCCGTAATCTATTTGCAGAAAATTATATCAATGTTCCCGAAGATAAAGTTGATCTAGTGGAAGAGTTGGCCTCTAAAGTAGAAGAACTCGAAACTAAACTCAATGAAGAAATCGAAACAAACATTGGTTACAAAAAGGCTTTGACCGAAGCAATTAAAGAACAATTGACGTTAGAAGTGTGTGAAGGTTTAACCGCAACTCAAGTTGAAAAAATCAAATCACTCGCAGAGAGTGTAGACTTTTCCACAGAGGAAGAGTTCACAGAGAAACTTGAAACATTGCGTGAAAACTATTTCCCATCTGGTATCCAGAAGGCAAGTGTATCACATCTTCAAGAGCAATTTGAAGATACCGAAGAGAAGAAATCAGTAAGTGCTGATCCATTTATCTCCGCAGTATCACAAGCGATTTCAAAAACAAAAATTTAAATAAACAAGGAGATACACATGTATTTGTCTGAAGAAAGCCAAAAGAAGTGGGAATCGGTACTGGATCATCCAGACCTACCCGCAATTAAAGATCCATATCGCCGTGCTGTTACCTCTGTTATTCTGGAAAACCAGTTGACAGAAATGCGTAAAGAAGCAGGCATTCTGAACGAAGGCCCTCCAACTAACTTTGCTGGTACAGGCGGTTTTGGTGGTGGTTCTGCTGCTGGTGGTCCAACCGCTGGTTTCGATCCAATCCTTATCAGTTTGGTTCGCCGTTCGTTGCCTAATCTGATTGCGTATGATGTTTGCGGCGTTCAGCCAATGACTGGTCCTACAGGTCTGATTTTTGCAATGCGTACTCGTTACGATACACAAGGTGGTACTGAGGCATTCTACAACGAAGCCAACACAAACTTCTCAGGCGCTAACGGTGCTATTGCAACTGGTTCTATGACCATTTCTGCAAACGCCACTGACGTTCTGTTAGGTAACGCATCGCCTGGCGCTGCAATGACTACAGGTTCTGCTGAAGCCTTGGGTGACGGTGCTATTGGTAACACATTCCAACAAATGGCATTCTCGATTGAGAAAGTTACTGTTACTGCTAAGACCCGTGCTCTGAAAGCAGAATACTCAATGGAATTGGCACAAGACTTGAAAGCAGTACATGGTCTTGACGCTGAAACTGAATTGGCAAACATTCTGTCTGCTGAAATTCTTGCTGAAATCAACCGTGAAGTTATTCGTACAATTTACTTCACATCGAAGCGTGGTGCACAAGCAGGTACAACTACTAAAGGCGTGTTCAACCTGGATACAGATTCGAACGGTCGTTGGATGGTTGAAAAAATCAAAGGTTTGGCATTCCAAATCGAACGTGAAGCAAATCAAATTGCCAAGACAACTCGTCGTGGTAAAGGTAACATTATGATTTGTTCTTCTGATGTTGCTTCTGCTCTGGCAATGGCTGGCATTCTCGATTATCAATCGGCACTGGCTGGTCAAGTATCATTGACAGTTGATGACACTGGCAATACTTTTGCTGGTACAATCTTCGGTCGTATCAAAGTATACATCGATCCATATTCACAAACTGGCTCAACATCTGAGTTTGCCGTTGTGGGTTATAAAGGTACGAATGCATATGACGCAGGTCTGTTCTACTGCCCATACGTTCCTCTGCAAATGGTTCGTGCTGTTGATACTGGTACATTCCAGCCTAAGATCGGCTTCAAGACTCGTTACGGCATGGTTGCAAACCCATTTGCCGAAGGTACTAGCGCAGGTCTAGGTCGTATCGACACAACTGGCGTAAACAACTACTATCGTTCATTTGGTATCGCCAACTTGATGTAATTAAAAACCACCATTAAGAGTGGACTTTAGAGAGGCACCTACCGGTGCCTCTTTTTTTTGTTTATAAATAAAGGTATGACAGCACTCAATAGAAATCCATCCAATCCAAATATGCTCCAGGGGAATAAGTTCCAGTTGAACTTTTCTAGGGCACCTAATCTTCAATACTTTTGTCAGACAGTAACACTACCTGGTCTGTCCACTTCTGAGATACCAGTAAACAATCCATTTGTTGAACTGTATGCTCCAGGTGAGAAAGCAATCTATGACACTCTAAACATTACCTTTATGGTTGATGCAGAGATGACAAGTTGGTTAGAAGTACATGATTGGTTAAGAGGTATGACATTTCCAACTGCCTATGAGGAGTATGTGAATCTTGGTCAGCAAAATAGATTTACAACTGCTGCCGATTCTAAAACACCTCAATATGCAGATGGTTCGATAACTATTCTTTCCGCATCAAACAAACCATATTTCAAATTTAACTTCTTCGATTTGTTTCCAATTTCCATTGGTGGATTTATGTTGTCATCTACCGATACTCCAGAGACTATTATTACCTCTGATGCCACATTCAGATTTACCTATTTTAATGTTGAAAAATTGATATAAGTGTGATATACTCCTAAAGAGGAGATAAACCATGAGCAAACTTGATGATGTATTGAAGATGTGGACAGACGATTCTAACATAGATCGTACTGAACCAGGTAAAGCACTGATAGATATTCCCAAACTTCATAGTAAGTATCTTAACATACTTTCGCAGCACCGTCTACTGGTTAAAGATGCCGAGTTCAAATATAACCGCATGAAGAAACTCAAGTGGGAATACTATACAGGTAAGTTAGATGATGATGACTTGAAGAAGTATGGTTGGGAACCATTTCGATACGCCCTCAAATCCGACATCACTACATACTTAGATGCAGATGAGGATATCAATAAGTACCTAGCATCTAAGATGATGCATGAAGAAGTTGTTGATGTTTGTAATGCTATATTAAAAGAACTGAACTCTAGGACATTCCAACTTAGATCGTTCATTGATTGGGAAAAGTTTATACAAGGTGTCTGATCTAGTTTTATATAAGCAGAATGAAGCATTCATTCGATTCGCATGTGACAAAGGCATAGCACAAGAACTTGCCGACTACTTCACTTTCTATGTGCCTGGTTATCAGTTCATGCCGGCATACAAGAACAGGATGTGGGACGGGAAGATAAGACTTGCTGACCTTCGTTCAACAACAATATACCATGGTCTTGTTCCATACATAGAAAAGTTTTGTACTGAAAGAGATTATAAAATAGAAATTGATTCAGCAATCAATTCTACTACAGATTTCTCGGTAATAGAAGCAAAAGAATTCATTGCTACTTTAAATTTACCACATGAAGTTCGTGACTATCAGATCAAAGCATTCATTCAAGCAGTTAGAACTAAACGAATGCTTTTGCTTTCACCTACAGCATCAGGTAAATCTTTAATACAGTACATTATTTTGAGGTATATACAACGCAAACATAAAAAAGGTTTGCTGATTGTTCCTACCACATCATTAGTAGAACAAATGTATAAAGACTTTGCAGATTATGGATATGATTCAGAAACGTATTGTCATAGGCAATACTCAGGTAAAGATAAAGTAACCGAGAAGTTTTTGACCATTACAACATGGCAATCTATCTACAAGAATCCACCTGAATACTTTCAACAATTTGATTTTGTTCTTGGTGATGAAGCACACCAGTTTAAAGCAAAGTCATTGACAACTATCATGACTGGTTTGACTAAAGCAAAGTATCGAATTGGTTGTACAGGTACGATTGATGGTACAAATACACATCGGTTAGTATTAGAAGGTCTGTTTGGACCAGTGTTTCAATCTACTACCACTGCGGAACTGATTGAAAAGAAACAGTTAGCAGATTTTAAAATTAAAGCATTGATACTCAAGTATCCAGAAGAAGCATGTAAAGCATCACGTGGTTGGGACTATCAAAATGAGATAGAATATATAGTAAAGAGTCAGTATCGAAATGAATTCATTCGTAATTTGGTGTTATCGTTAGAAGGTAACTCACTTGTATTGTTTCAATTAGTTGAGAGACATGGTAAAGAACTACATAAAATTATTAAAGAGAAGGCTGGTAATCGCCACGTTTTCTTTGTGTATGGTGGAACAGATGTTGAAGTCCGTGAGCAAGTCCGTGAGATTACAGAGACACAGAATGATGCAATCATTGTTGCCTCTTACGGCACTTTTAGTACAGGTATTAATATACGGCATTTGCATAATGTCGTATTTGCTTCTCCGAGCAAATCAAGAGTAAGAAATTTACAGTCAATAGGTCGTGGTCTTAGGATAGGTGAGAACAAAACTGAAGCAGTTCTATATGATATCGTAGATGATTTTCGTGTAGGTAAGCATGTAAATTTTACCTTAAAGCATTTTGGTGAAAGAGTAAAAATATATGATGAAGAGAAATTCAAATACAAGTTTTATAACATAGAGGTCAAGAATGCATAACGTAAAAATTATAAGAATGCAGACTGGTGAAGATATTATGGCATCTATGGTAGGTGAAGAAGAGGAAGAAACAGTTCTTCTTGAAGATCCAATGAGATTAATCTTTCGCCGCATGCCTACAGGTCAAACTATGCTAATGATGTTGCCATGGTTACCAGTAGAACTAATCAAAGATAATAGTGCTTTAATATACAACTCAGATATCATTACTATTATTGATCCAAAAGAATCGATGATTCAATATTATGAAAATCTTGTAATCAAAACCCTGCTTGAAATGGAAAAGTCAGAAGAGATGATTGAAGGACTTTTAAAAGATCAAGAAGATGAAGAAGAAGAGAATGCAGAAAATTATATAGAAGAATTGACTCAATATATAGAAGAAATAAAGAACAGAACATTACATTAAAAGGGTGATTTATTATGGTAGGTGAGACAGTAACTTTTGTTATTCCGAGCAGTGCTGCCAAAGCATATCAAGGTTTGGCAAACAAATATGCAGCAATCGAACCTCCAACATGGGCACTGCTATTAGCAAATGCAATTCGTGTTGAAGGATATGATCCATGTATCTTAGACTTTGATGCTGAACCCTGTAGTGATATGGTAGCAGCCGATAAGATTGCTGCAACCAAATCAAGACTAGCCGTCTTTGTTCTTTACGGACAAAATCCAAACTCTGGTACCACCATGATGATTGGTGCTACTGCTCTTGCCATGCAACTCAAAGCAGCACATCCCGATATCAAAATTGTTTTCATTGGTTCACATGCATCGGCTATGCCATATGAAACAATCAGTTCTCCATTTGTAGATTTTGTATTCATCAATGAAGGTGTATATGGTCTATTAGATTTACTGAAAACAAATCTGAAAGATGAGTTAGATCAGGTACGTGGACTTGTTTATAAAAGAAACGGTGATCCAAATGGTATACCAATGAATGGTGCACCAGGAGAAATTGTACAAACTCCCGACATGGATCGTGTGATGCCTGGTTATGCATGGGACTTAATAGACTTTAGTAAGTATCGTGCTCATTACTGGCATAACTATTTTAAGGATGAAGGTCGTACACCATTCGCTGCAATCTCCACATCATTAGGTTGTTCATTCGGTTGTAGTTTCTGTATGATTAATATTGTTAATCGCACATCGTTTGACCCTGCTGTTGCATCCGATTCAAGAGGTATGCGTTTCTGGTCACCTGAATTAATGCTCAAAGAGTTTGAATATCTTTGGAAGTCTGGTGTACGTACACTGCGTTTGACTGATGAGATGTTCTTCCTAAACAAAAAATACTATGTGCCTATTTTAGAAGGTTTGATTGAACGTGGTATGAAGTTCAACATTTGGGCATATGCAAGGGTAGATTCTGTACGTAAAGATCAATTAAAACTATTCAAAGATGCAGGTGTCAACTGGTTGTGCCTTGGTATTGAAGCAGGTAATCGTAATGTTCGTTTAGAGATTGAGAAAGGTAAGTTCCAAGATGTGGACATCTATGAGATTGTAAAAGATATCAAAGATGCTGGCATCAATATTCTTGGTAACTACATGTTTGGATTCCCTGAAGATACATATGAGACTATGCAAGAGACTTTAGACCTTGCACTTGAGTTGAACTGTGAACATGCAAACTTCTATGCTGCAATGGCATTGCCAGGTTCTGCATTACATCGTGATGCTATGGCAAATGGTTGGGAACTACCACAAACATTTGAAGAGTATGCTTTCTTATCATATGATTGCCGACCACTACGTACTAAAACACTAACTGGTCCAGAAGTTCTCAAGTTCCGTGATGAAGCATGGCACAAATACTTCTCACACAAACCATTTTTAGATTTGGTAGAAACAAAGTTTGGTTTGGATTCACGCCAGAACCTTGAACAAATGGCACAAATTAAATTGAAACGTAAGTTACTCGGAGATTAATAATGGATTCTCATGAATTAGGTTTTATAAAAAAGATTGCTAACAACTACCGCAAAGAATTGTTTGAGAAGTTTGTGGAAGTAGGACAAGGACATCCAGGTTCCACATTCTCAATGCTTGATATTGTAACCACGTTATATCATGGAGGTTACATGGACTACCGAAAAGATAGCAATCGATTTGCAAATAAACTTTTGATTAGTAAAGGTCATGCTACCGTAGCACTATATCCTATACTAAAACATTTTGAGATCCTGCCAGAAGAAGATTGGAATAATTGGGGTAAAGGATTACCATCTTGTCTGCGTGTCTTTGGTAACATTTCTATTCCTGGTATTGATATGACATCTGGTTCATTAGGACATGGTGTTGGTGTTGGTGCTGGTATGGCAATCGCAAATCCAAATCAAGAAATTTACACGGTCATTTCTGAAGGTGAACTATATGAAGGTTCGACATGGGAAGCATTGCTCTTTGTTGCTCATCGTCAGATCAGAAACATGACCATCTTTGTTGACATCAATAACCTTATCATTCTTGGTAAGACAGATGATTGCCTGATGCTCAATAGCATTCGTGAGAAGTTATCTGGATTTCCATTCGATTTATATTCAGTAAATGGGCATGAACCCGAATCAATCATGTCTGCACTAGATGCAGCAGCATATCAACCAAAAATTATTCTATGTGATACAGTCAAAGGTAAAGGTTTCTCATTAATGGAAAACAAACCTGAGTGGCATTACATGCAAGCAATTACACCAGAACAAATTGAACAGTGCCGTAAGGAGATTAATGATGCTACAGCGTGATGCTTTTATTGAAGAAATAACTGAGAAGTTAGAAACGGATAAAGATATTTACTTTTTATCTGCTGACTTTGGTGCAGCAGCATTAGATGTGCTGCGTGAGAAATATCCAGAGAACTTTATTCACTGCGGTATTTCTGAACAAGCAATGATTGATATTGCTACAGGTCTGGCACTACAAGGTAAGAAAGTATTCTGCTATGCGATGGCACCATTCATTTCTCTTCGTGCTATCGAACAGATTAAAACTGGTCCAAGTATGATGAACTTACCTATCTGTATCATGTCAGTAGGTATTGGTATTGGTTATGCTGATGCTGGTCCAACTCATTACATCACGGAAGACTTTGCTTGTCTACGTTCTATTATTAACTGTAACATCTACACTACCGCAGACGCTGGTACAGCAAGACGATTAGCAAATAAACTGTTAAAGAATCCAGAGTTATCATACATTCGTTTCGACCGTCACGATCAACCAGAGTTGGAAGTAACTAACTTTGTAAATGATTTAGACTATCGTGTCATGAGTGATACAGTTACCGAAGATAAAGTTCTTGTCATCGGTTCAGGTAAGATGGCACACATTGTAAAGAAGGCATACGATGAACAACCAGAAAAGATTTTTGGTGTTGATTTGATTCATGCTAAACCATTTCCAAAAACTTTGCTGAATGCTATTAACATTGCCAAAGGCGTGATTGTTATTGATGAACAGACACCATCAGGTTCATTAGGTGCTGCGGTAATGGAAGCATGTGCTGATGCTGACATTATGAAGAAGATTAAAACAATTACCATACCAGAAATGTATGTGTATGAAAATGGTGGTCGAGAATATCTGCTCAACAAGTTAGGACTAAACAAAGAAAGTATCCTAAAAACGTTGAATGATAATTTCTAAAACACCTTATCGACTATCATTGTTTGGTGGTGGGGCAGATTATCCTTCTTGGTTTGTATCAAATCAGACCAAATTGATCTCTGCTGCTATGGCAAACTATTGCTATATTAGTGTGAAACAACTGCCACCTTACTTTGATTATGTGAATCGTGTTATCTATTCTAAAATTGAAAGTGTACCTACATTTGATGAGATAGAACATCCATCTGTACGTGCATGTCTAAAATATCTACAGGTGCCTAATGGGATATCTATTTCTCATGA